GCGCCAGCGTTGGTTCATCGACGACTTCCAAGCCGGCACCATGCCAATGACGTTTATGAAAACCGACAGCCAAGAGATCGACCACCTGCGCCTTGCAGCGTTCGAACGAGTGTTCAACGACAAAATGGTGGGATCCAGCGAGGAGCGCCACAAGATTAAGGTTCTCCCCAAGGGCTTCGACCCAGTAATCGCTCCGGAGATGACCGAGCGTTACAAGCCCGAGATGGACGAGTACATCATCAAGAAAATCGCCTCCATATTCGGAATCGCACCAAGCCAGCTCGGCGTCGTTGCCCGGGCCGGACTCGGTGGCGGAAAAGGCGCACACGACGGTGAGGAGCAGAGCGCAGAGACCGTCTCCGCACGCCCGATGGAAAACTTTATCGTCGAAGTGATCAACTCGCTGTGCCGTCGCTTCCTGAACATGGACAAGAACATCACGTTCAACCTCGAGGACAGAAGCACCGCCGAAAACGAGGCGGAAAAAGCCAAAGCTTACCAGACTGCACTCTCGAGCGGAACCATGACGCTGAACGACGCACGTGGCGACATGGGCTTGCCCCTCTACGACATGAAAGAGGCCGACGAGCCATTCATCCTGACCGCAGCAGGCCCGGTGTTCCTCAAGGGAACGCTCGACAGCCAACAGCAACAAGCACAGACACAAGCACAGGGAGCCACCAGTGACCAAGCGCAACCGGGCAAAGACGGCCAAGCACCACAAGACACGCAAAGCAGCGAAAGCGCACCACAGCCGGATAACGGTAAAGGCAAAGACAAGAAAACTGGTGTAGCCCCAGAGGATCAGACCAAGTCCGTCGTAGCCGATGAGATGCGAGACTTCGCCCAATTCGTCAAATCACGCAACAAGCGAGGCAACTGGCGTGCGTTCGACTTCTCCACGATCGACGAATCGCTGGCCGAGAAGTTGAACGAGGAAGCGTACTTCATGGTCAAGGGCGCCCGACCAATCCCGGAAAAGCTCGCCACATGGGCAATCGAGTACGTCGAAAGAGAGATAAGCGATACCCCAAAAGGACGTTCGCTTACTAAAGGATATAACCCAGACCAAGAGCGAGACAGCCACGGTCGCTTCGGATCAGGAGATGGTGAAGCCAAAAGCGGTAACCTGAACTTCTCCACATACGCCGACGTTAAGAGCTGGGCAGACCAAAAAGGAATCTCCGTAGACACGGCCAAGCTCGAGGCCAATGGAGTCAGCCCAGAGAACATGCAAGATGTTGCAAAAGCCGTTGAGCAGCTCGACAGCAAAATGAATAACGGCGTATCAGATGCACTGACCTCGATAGACGTAAAGCCCGAGGGCCCGAACGAAAAGGGTCTGTACACGCAAGCCTCGGTCGGCAATAACGGCGACCAGACAACGCTCTACCTGAACCCGACCGCAATCAACCAGCCGGGCTTCCAAAACGAAAATTGGCAATCGGTCTACACGCACGAATGCTCGCACGTGGTGCAATACCAAGCAGGCCTGACCGACCCGACCAACCTCGTAAAAGTTGGCAACGGCTTGGCTCACCCATTGGACGCAGCGATGAAAGATGCCGGATACCTGACCCCAACCGGCAGGATAAGCACCAGCGTCGTGACCAAAGATTTAGGATCCTACGCAGCAACCAACGGACTAGAGCTACACGCCGAAGCCCAGCGAATTATGAGCACGCCCGAGGCATTTGCAGCACTGTCACCCGAAGCACAAGGACGGCTCCAAACGTTTGCGAGCTCGCTGAACCAGTACACCGGCAAAACCGTCATCAAGCAGGAATCGGCCGACGCAAAGCCATCGCCAAACATCCCCCGGCTGAAGCCAAACAAAAACGGCGAAGTGATAATCGTTGACGCCGAAATCCCAACCACCAAGGCGATCGAAGCCGACCTCGAGAAGCGACGCACGCAGGACGTGCCCGGCTGGCATGAGCGAGATGCGGTGATTAAAAAGTTCCGAGTATTCATCCAAGCCGGACTGAACAACCTCGTGACCGGAATCAAGCCGACCATCGAGCAGGCCATGAAAGCCACAGCCACCGACCCGGCAACCATCAAATCGGCTGCCTACCTAGCGGTAGCGCAAAACATCAAGATGGACACCAGCAAGCTAGACGCAGCTCTCAAATCGCTCCATGAAGCAGCCATCGCCGCTGGACTGGACGTGGCCGCCAAGCAAGTGAGCATTGAGCCCATCCAAGGTGGACGAGCCGTGACCGACCTGCTGAACCAGCGAGGAATCACGCTCCGCCAACTGACCCAGACCACACTCGACCGGATCAACACGGCAGTGGCAAATGGCGTCGCCAACGGACACGACTACAAGACGCTCAGTCAGAGCATCTACCAAGCCATCAACGGTCAGAGCCCGGAGACAATCCCGACACCAGCAATGGCGCCCGGATCCTACGGCACCGACGTGGCAGTCCAAACCCGGGCCGACATCATCGCCATGACCGAGACCGGTCGTGCGTACAACGCCGCAACCATTGACACCTACAGCGCCGCCGGTGCCTCGGGCTGGAACTGGATTACCGACGGCAACCCATGTGAGCGGTGCTTGGCCAAAGAGGCGGAGAACCCACACCCGATCGACGACAACGTTCCACCAGAGCACCCGAACTGCCAATGTGGCATGGAGGCTGTCTGGGATAACGCTCAAGCGAGCGATGCGGTATCACAAGACGTAACACAAAGCGCCGAATAAGCGCCTAACCATCATCTAACATTTATCTAGGAGATAAACGACCAATGGCACAAGACATCACCTACGTCGGACTCGGCGACCTTACATACAAAAGCACCGAGGACGGCACCCTCTTGGTCTACGGAGTTGCGACGGATCCCACGCTCGACGTTGACCGTCAAATCTGCGACCCCAGCTGGCTGAAGCAAGCCATGCCTCAGTGGTTCACTTCCGGCGCAAACGTCCGAGAGCAACACTCCTCAATCGCAGCCGGAGTGGGCGTAGAGCTCGCAGCCGAGGGCGACAAGTGGATGCTGAAATCCGAGGTCGTCGACCCGGTCACCCAGACCAAGGTTCGCAAGAAAGTACTCAAGGGATACTCAATCGGAATCAAGGGAGCGCAGGTCATCAAGGACGACGCTGCCCCCAACGGCCGAATTGTCGGAGGCACGATTGTCGAAGTGTCACTGGTTGATCGCCCGGCCAATCCAAGCGCACGCATCGAGATTGCAAAATCCGTCAATGGTGAACTAACCATGACCGGATCAGAGACAGTCGAAAAGGGAGACGTGGCAGGTCACGAATTCCACGGCAACCAGTACGCAGAGGGCGCCGGAATGAAAACCAAAGACGCCTCAAAGCTGATTAAAGACAACCCAGCAACATCCTCAAACGACCACCAAAACGCTTCTGATGCACACCGAGATATAGCAGGACGCCTACGTGCGGAAGCACAAGCCTCAACGGATCCCGATCGCCAAAACCTTTTGCGAATGGCTGCAAGCACTCATGACAGGGCGGCGACTTCCCATGCCGACGCCGCAAAAGGCTTCGAGTCATCCGGAGCTGCAAACCGAGTAAGCGGAGAAGCGTATCGAATGACGCAACTGGCAAAAGAGACAATTACCGAGCACCAGAGCCCCGAACTGTATAACCAAATATTTGGCCCAGCCGACGAGGGCAAGAGCAACGAAGCCGACGTTGCCAAAACCAGCGACCTCAATGCTGAAGCAATTGAAACCGTAGACGGCGCCGGAGACAAGGCACCAAGCGAGGAGAAGCGTTCCTGCCACCGTTGCTACGGCCAAGGTGAAGTAGTCGACCCCGACACGAACGACCGAGTGACCTGCCCAGTCTGCAACGGATCAGGTGAGGAACCAGAGGACTCAACCCTCCACCACATCAACCAGAGCCCATCACACCCGGGCGCTGACGGCGACGACGAAAAGACGGTTAACCAGAGCCCATCCCACCCGGGCGCCGAAAAGGACGCCGATGCCGAGGTGACCAAGGGCGACGTTGCCGGCCATGAGTTTCATGGAAACCAGTACGCCGAGGGTGGCGGAGCACACACGCCAGCCCATGAAGCCACTCGTGCTGATGCCGTCAAAGCAATCGAGTCATACCAAACCGGTTGGAATGGTAACCAGCGAGGCCCCGAACTGTCAGCCGGTAACCACTCCCTAGAGGATGCCAAATCACTCATCGCTAGCGGTGGAACTCGAGACGACCTCCAAGCCAAGGCAGACGAGGCACGTGCATACGCCGATAAGCTTCACGAATCAAACAAGCAAGGCTTTATCTCAGGAGCCGCAGGACAGGGTGCCTACCCAACCTCGGCAGAACTAAAAGGCGCAAACATTGCTGAAGCACAAGCTCAAACCCTGAGAGACGCTGGAACCATGTGGGATGCCATTGCCAAAACAAACGGCAACAAGAGTGCCGAAGCCGACGTTACCGCCAAGGGTGCTGAAGCCTACGATGCACTGATGGCAGACCTCGAGAAGCGAGCATTCTCCAAGACCGAACGTGAGCACGCCGCCATCTCCGGACAGGCGCTTCCAAGCGGTGCATTCCCGATCAAGAACATCCAAGACCTCAAGAATGCCATTCAGAGCTTCGGCCGGGCCAAGGACAAGGACGCAGCCAAGGCGCACATCATCGCTCGAGCCAAGGCGCTCGGACAGACGAACCTGATCCCAGACAACTGGAAAAACACCGAAGCCGAGACCTCCAAGGCCGACCACAACCCGGCTGACCTCGAGAGCGTCCGCACCGCACTAATCTCACTCATCAAGAGCGAGCTCGACGAAATCGCCCGAGGCGAGGAAAACGAGATCGCCGACGTTAGCGAACTGCTGACCAGCCTGAGCATTTTCCTTGGCTGGTGGGGAGGCGAAGCCGACGAGGGTGAAACCCCGGCTCCATTCGCAACGACAGACACCNACGACCAACCATCAGGAGATGACATGGCATACATCGCAATGGGCGTAAGCCCCGACTTAATNAAGTCAGCGACCAGCGAGGAGGCAACGGATGAGATCCGTGCTGAATTGCGCAACGAGATCGTAAAGGCATTAGGCCTTGACGACAGCACTACCAAGGCTGCACTAGCAGAGGCAAAAGAGGAGCTAACGCTTCTAAAGGCCGAGCTCGCCGCAGTCAAGGAGATGGCTGCACCCGGAGGCCCAGCCCTCCGTCAAACCCAAGTTCAGGCCAACAAGTCTGGACAGGTAGACCAACTACGCAGTGAAGCGGATCGCCTCCGCAAGACTGCGAGCCAAGTCATCGACACAAGTTTGCGAAACGCCTACATCGAAAAGGCTCTAAAGCTAGAGCACGATGCCGACGCCATCGCACGCAACTAGAAGTACCCCAACCATCTATCCACTAGGAGAACCAAAATGGCTTTAGCAGCCCCCAGCATTGACATGCTGTTTGACGGTTTGCCCAAAGAGCAACGACTCGACCGCTTCGAAGCGTACAAGTCAGCCCTCTCGGCTTGCCAAGCACAGGCACGTGTAGAAACCGCACGTGGCGAGCGCACCTTTGAAAAGGGTGTCGGAATCGTCAAGAGCGCATCAGCTCGTCTGCGTGACGACCTGACCAAGTCCGTATCCGCCGACCAGTTGGCCGCAGTTGAGTCCGCACTCGCTGGCACCGACATTGTCAAGGAATGGACACTCACCAACCCACTGAACTCAGTTCCATACGGCAACATCGGTCTCGTACCTTACGACCTGCAGCCTGCATTGGAAATGCTCGTTCCAAAAACTTTCATTTTGCGGAACTCGATCGCTCGTGTAGGAGCAGTCGGTCAGGCCTTGGAATTCCGTCGCATTCTCGGTGTGAGCAACTCACGCACCGGTGGCGTCTCCAACCTGAACACGTTCTTCAACTCGAACACCAACACCGCTAACTTCAACGGCGTAACACTGAACCGTCCAAACCTCATCTCGTACTCGGCTGACCGAATCGTCAAGCCATACGTCGAGCAGGGTATCTCGGACTCCGTGTCACTCCAAGCTGAATTTGCCGGTAAGGGATATGCTGACCTCCGTCAACTTTCACACACCGCCGCAATTTGGTCACACATGTTGGGTGAGGAAAACAACATGCTCAACGCAGTCTCGACTCCGTTGGTCATCACCGGCATCACTGCAACCGCAGCGACCGACACCTCAACCACCGGCACCGGGCTTCCAGCTCTGACCTCAGCTCCAGTACTCGTTACGTTCTCGAGCGCCGCAGGTGAATCACAGGCCATCTCGGCTGGATCCATCGCATCAGGCGTTGCAGGAAACGGAATCAAGTTGAGCGCACTGTCAGGCGTCCCAGCCGGCACGATCGGTATCAACATCTACGTGACCGTCTCCGCAGGCGTGTTCTACAAGGGTGCAACCGTTCTCAGCAACGGCGCAAGCCCATCGGTGTTCACCCTCGTAACCGCATTGCCAAGCACCAGCGCCGACAACGGCTCCGCTAACGGCAACAACTTCGGTGGTACCACCTTGGGAACCGCAGGCTACGACGGCTTCATCTCGGAGCTCGCCAACCCTGCCTACTCAGGCTACGTACAGGCCCTCAACGGTTACCTGAACACTGCAGAGCCCGGCGCAGACTTCCAGAATGCGTTCATCTCACTGTTCAACTCCGTACAGGCAGACCCCGACTTCATCTTGACCACCGCAGCAGTACGCCGTGAGTTGGCCAAGACGATTCAGCAGCAGGGAACCCCAACCGGTTACCGTCTCACCTACGAGACCGGCTCCGACGGATTCACTGTTGGTTCAGTCGTGACTGGAATCGCCAACGAAGCCACCGGAAAAGTTGTCGATGTGATGGCCCACCGCTTCATGCCTGCTGGCGTCGCAATCGTTCACTCAACGCAGTTGCCATTCCCAGACTCGGGTGTCAGCACGACAGTCACTGCCAACAATGTTGTTGACCAGATGATTATCGAATGGCCCCAAATTGGCATGAGCTTTGATTTGAGCAGCTACACCTACGGCACACTCGCCTTCCACGCACCAGCATGGTCAGGCATCATCACAGGTATTCTCTAAACAGAGAACACAGTCGCTAATCAGAAATGATTAGCCTCGGCAGGTTGAGCCGGTCTGGGTTTCCCCCTTTTCCCAGACCGGCTCCTTGCCACCACTAACATGACAACAATCAACGCCACAGAAACTTGGCCCGAGCTCTACTGGAAAGTGACATGCGACTCGTCGGATCCGACAAAGGATTAAAGGAAGTACAAATCAACGAGGGTTCCGTCGCAAAGCGTCAAAAGGACGGCACGTTCCACGTCGAGGGTCAAGCAGCAAAGACACTTCTCAAAACAGGTGACTTCGCAGTTGCTGGAACCACGTTCCGATCGGCCCGGGGATACCGGTGCGAGTGTGGTTTCGTCTCAGTATTCAAAGACCGCTGCGGCAAGTGCGGTGGCACCGACCTAACCCCCGAGGAGGACGAATGACCGTAATTGCACCGTTCTACCTCAGCGAGGGAAACCGGGTTCCATACGTAACCCAAACCGAAGTGCTGAACTCGGCCACCGCCGCCAGCATCGACTTCTCCAACCTGATCCCCGACGCAAGCCTGAACGCCCAATCCGTGGCGCTTCAAGAGCTGATAGTCCGGGCATCAACCAAAGCCGACAACTACTGCCTCGGCGCCCTAGGCACCCTCTGTGCCACGGTGAATACCGAGAACGGCCGCTACCGAATCAACCGCCAAGGGCAATTCATCATCCAGCCCTACTACTGGCCAATCCTCGAGCTGCGCTCCTTTGAGTTCGGCTACGCACCCGGACAGGGCATGAACAACGTGCCACTGAACGACTCCAACACATCCATCGAGCGTGACCAGTTCATCATCACGAACCAGTACGGCCTGAGCCAAGCAACGTCGATCGGAGGACTGAACCTCGTCGGCGGAGCATGGGGAAACGGCCAAGAGCAGTTCTGCCAATGGGAGTACGTGAACGGCTTCGCCAATACGTTCTCAAGTGGCGCAGTCGCCGCAGGTGATACCAACATCACGGTCGACAGCATCATCGGCATCTACCCGGGATCCACCCTGACTATCTGGGATGGAGCCAAGGACGAGCAAATCGTCATCGCCTCGACGTGGGATAGCGCCACCTACACACTCCCACTGACCGCACCACTGAAGCACGCCCACACCACCGGCGTCAACGTGAGTGCAATCCCAGCGACCGTCAAGCAAGCGGTGATTCACTTCATCGTCGCCATGGTCAAAGAGCGTGGAGCCGGAGGACTCGTGCTGAACGAACTCGGCGAACCAGTCGCCACCAGCAACCGCACCACCGGGCAGCTCTACGACGAGAGCGCCGCATACGACCTGCTGGACTCGTTCCGCCAAATCTGGGGTCGAGCATAATGAGCAGAGCCACGGTGCGCCAAGCAATCGTGAACTACCTCAACGGCGCCAACGTAACCGGGCTCACCACGGTGTTCGGCTTCCCACCGAAGCTCACACCCGAGGGAGACTTCTACAACGGATCAGACCCGAACCACAAAAGCGGAGCCATCATCTACCTCTACCTAGAGCAAGAGCGAGAGAACCGCATTGCGTTCGGAGGCCCACANGACGGCCGCAAAATGGTCGAGTACACGTGGGTCATGGACTGCTACTTCCGAAGCACCACGCCAAAGAGCGAGGACGCCGGACAAGCCAACGAGGCATTCCTCGACAGCCTTGTCGCAGCCATCCGAGCTGATAGAAACGCCGGCGCCCCGGGAACCATCTTCCAATGGGGAGAGGGAACCCTACCCGGATCACCCGACATNGACGTAACTTCGTATTACCCACGCAACATCAACGGCGCAGCCAGCGTCACCCAAACCTACTCCCAGCTCCGAGTAATCGTGCTGGAGGAGATCGAGTCATAAGGAAACCACCATGGCACAATTCACCTACAACGGCGACGAGACACTCGTCTACCCAAACATCGTCTCAGACGGCGCTGTGCTTGTCGCAGAGCCCGGCAAGGCCTACGACCTAGACCAAGCACCCGACGAGCGTTGGAGTGGCGCACAAGCCCCTACAAAGGCTCCATCCGCTGACCCAGCACCAACCGAAGCACCAACCGACCCAACCACAACCAACTAAGGAACCGACATGGCATTTTTAACAGCCAATAGTTATCTCGGACTAATCGCCGAAGCCACCCGAGGAACCCTCCCCGGATCAGGCACGCCGACTTACATTCCGATTCAGACTCCACAGATTACGCCGATGCAGACGTTCCTGCGTGACGAGGCGCTCCGTGGTTCACCAACGCTTGTATATGACAACGTACAAGGCGTACGACACGATGAAGTTGAATTCAAGACTTTCATCTACGCTGACACGTTCCCACTTCTGCTGACCGCAGTCCTCGGTGGAAACGACACCGTCACCGGCACCGGGCCATACACCCACGCCATCAAGTTGTACAACAACGCAGCCAACGGCTCACAGCCAAAGAGCTACTCGTTGCTCGACTTCGACGGCGCCAACTACTTCACCGTGACCGGCGCACAAGCCGACAGCCTGAACCTCACGTTCGGTGCTGAAGCCGCAGCCGACGCCACCATCAAGTTCTTTGGCAACCCATACACCAGCTACACGACAGCCCCGGCTCCGTTCACAAGCCTGAGCCTCTCGACCGAGCACATGGTGCCAGCGTGGGATACGACCATCACAGTCGGCGGAACCACGTTCACCTACATCGCCACCGGCGAACTCTTGCTCTCACGTAAGACCCAGCCGATTTTCACAATGGGAACTCAGGCGCCACACGTCAACTTCGCAGGCCCACTCGAGGTGACCGGTAAGTTCACAGCCGTCGTCGACTCGACCTC